GGGGAGCCGCATCATGATCGACGGCACCGAGTACGGCGGCATCATCGACGACACGGATGTCGACGTGGACGGAGGCCTGTCCACCGTCACATGGCATGGCCGCGACTGGCATGGAGTGCTCGCCTCGAAGATCATCGAACCGGACAGGAACAACGATTACCTCACCCTGTCCGGCACGATTCCCGTCATCATGCGCACGCTCGTCAGCCGTGCGGGATTGCAAGGCCTGTTCACCGTCACCGAAGAAAGCGCCGACCACAAGACCACCTGCCAGTTCGACCGGTACGTGGACCTGTACAGCGGTCTGGTCAAGATGCTCAGGGCAAGCGGACTCAAACTCCGGTTGCGTAATGACGGCGACAAGGTATCCATGAGCGCCATGCCCGTCCGCACGATCGGCGACAGCATCGACTCGGACCTCATCGACTTCACCGCCAAACAGGCGGCGCACCCGATCAACCATCTCATCTGCCTGGGCAAGGGCGAGCTCAAGGACCGTACCGTCATCCACTGGTACGCCGACGCGCACGGCACGTTCAGCCACACGCAGACCCTCAAAGGCCTTGACGAACGCACCGCCACATACGAGTTGTCCAACGCCGAAGCCGACGAGCTCGAGGACAAGGGCAGGCAGAAATTCCAGGAACTTCGGAACACTAGCACCATCGACGTGGACATTCCCGACGGCATCGACGCGGACGTTGGCGACCTGGTCACGGGTCGTGACAACAACACGGGCCTCGTCGTCACTGCCGAGATCTCCAAGAAGATCGTCAAGGTTTCGGGAGGCGTGCTTACCGTCACCTACGAATCCGGAGGTGCCAGCGCCGGCGGCAACAGCGGAGAATCCTCCATCGGGGATGGTGGCCACGCCTACTACGCTGGAGCCGGCCTCAAACTCGACGCCTGGACGTTCAGCGCCGACGTGACCAGAAACGACATCGACTCGCTCAACAACGCATTGTCGGGTAAACAGCCGAAAGGCGACTACATCACCGGCCTGAAAATCGGTTCGGTGGACACGCTCGCCCCCGGTGCACAGGCAAGCGCGTCGCTCACGGGCGCCGGCAGCGACAAAACCTTGAATTTGGGGCTTCCGAAAGGCGACCAGGGTCCGCAAGGGGAGAAGGGCGACAAGGGCGACGCAGGACCACAGGGGGCCACCGGAGCGACCGGACCCACCGGTCCTCGGGGAGAGAAAGGAGCGACCGGGGAGCGAGGGCCGCAAGGCGTCGCCGGTCCCGAAGGCCCGCAGGGACTGCAGGGGATACGCGGCGAGAAAGGCGATAAGGGTGATGCCGGCGCGATCGGCGCGGCGGGACCGCAAGGCCCGACGGGTTCCACAGGTCCGCAGGGTCCCACGGGTCCACAGGGAGCGACCGGCCCCCAGGGCAGACAAGGCATCCAAGGTTCCCGAGGCATCCAGGGCCCGCAAGGGGAGAAGGGTGACAAGGGCGACAGCGGCGTATCCGCCCCCTCGAACGGCTTCTTCACGCTCAGCATGGAAGGCGACGGCGACCTGTACGTGAACTATCCGGACAACACGAACCCACCCTCGTTCGTCTGGGACTCCGAGAGCGGGAACCTGTACGTGGACATCCCGGAAAGGTGACACATGGCGCGACTATTGATCGGCAACATCAAAGGCCCCAAAGGCGACAAGGGCGATACCGGGGCCACCGGCCCGCAAGGCAAGCAAGGAGCGCAGGGCGTTCAGGGAGCTAAAGGCGACGTCGGCCTTCCGGCGCTCGTGATGAAGAAATCCCTCGTCGGCGAATATCCGGTGGGATCCACTTTCACGGGGAACGTGAGCGAATGGTTGAACCGAACACCACTCGCCAACGAATATTCGACCGCATTGTCAGGTGGCGGAAAATACAGCATCGTCTGGCAGTGCGTTTCACAGTCCGGCAGCCTATTCACGGGAAAGACGATTTCCCGTCAATCCATCATCGGTGCGCAAGGCCCCAAAGGAGCCACTGGAGCCGCCGGGCCTACTGGTCCGCAAGGCCCTGAAGGTCTGAAGGGTGACAAGGGAGACAAAGGGGATATCGGGCCGGCCGGGCCAGCAGGTCCCACCGGGCCTACTGGTCCTACCGGTCCCATTGGCCCCACCGGTCCCATTGGAGCTACCGGGGCCACCGGCCCGCAAGGCAAGCAAGGAGCGCAGGGCGTTCAGGGACTGCAGGGTCCACAGGGGCCGTCCGGCCCGCAGGGCGCCAGCGGCGTGACGGCACCCGCATCAGGATTCTTCACGCTCCAGGTCGATCCGAACGGGGACCTGTACGCCGTATACGCGGACACGGCCACCGCGTCAGAAGCTCCCGTCTCCTACGATCCAACGACGGGCGACCTGTACTACACGATCAACGACGGAAAATAAGGAGCACGCATGACGAAGATTCTGCTCGGCAATGTCAAAGGCCCCAAGGGCGACACCGGACCGCAAGGCAAGCAGGGAGTGCAAGGACCGCAAGGCCCGACCGGGGCCACCGGAGCGACCGGCGCCACCGGGGCGAAGGGTCCAACGGGAGCCACTGGGCCACGAGGACTGAGCCTACGGAAATTCAATGGCGACATCGACGGTTCGGGTGCGGGCGGAGAAGTGAGAAAAATTGCCCTATCTGCTATTCAGCCAAATGGAAACCTGCAGGTCGGAGACACCATTTTTGACCAATATCAATTCGCAGATGGTCTTGAACTTGGGTTCTGGCAGGTCACCGCCATCAACGGTAGCGATGTGACTGTCAAAGGCGTCGGTAGCTACGTCGTGCCCAAAGGGCCGAAGGGTGACAAGGGAGACAACGGCATGAGCGTGAGCCAGGCATTCATCGCCGCCCACCCCGTGGGCTCCCTTTACTGGACCACTTCCGCGGCCAATCCGGGAACAACCTACGGAGGCACTTGGAAGGAATGCGGCACGACGCTTCCGGGACACATCTACCAGCGCACAGCCTGAAAGAGAAAGGAACATCAATGGCACGAACCACGAACATCACCAGATACACCTGCGACCGATGCCACGCCTCCGCATACCTCGCCGACGGTGACCCACGCACCTCCAGCGACTGGCACGACATCACCCACACCACCGTCGACGGAGTCGCACAGGGCGCGCTCGTCTGTACCGCATGCTGGCAGACGTTCAAAGCGCTGGCAGCCACGCAGGACGCCGCCTACGCCGCATACCTCAACAACACAACAGATAGGAAGGAATGACCATGACCATGAATCTCATCACCGGCAAGGCCGGCGCTCCGCACATCACATCCAGTGACCAAGGAGCCATGCAGGCCGGACTGGTCGGAAACGGCAACTACCTGCTGCAAGGCAGCGACGGCAAATTCCCCGCCGTGACCATGCAGTCAGCAAACAAGGCGCTCATCCCGGTCCTCAACCTTGTGATCGAAGGACGATACGCACGCGTCACCGCGGCGGAAACCGTCACCATCGAAAGCGGAGTCACAGGACAGAACCGCAACGACCTAATCTGCGTGAAATACACGCGAGACTCGAACAACATCGAAACGATCGCGCTCGCGGTGCTGAAGGGCACCGCCACCAGTGGCACGGCGGCTGACCCCACGGTACCGTCGGGTAGTATCCTGAACAATTCCGGCACCGTATGGATTCCGATCGCCCGCATTCCAATCAGTGGCATCACCGCTGGAACTCCTGTCATGCTTGTCAAGCAGTTGCCTCCGATGAGCCAACTGTGGGATTCCGTAACCCTGCCGTTTGGGAAAAGCAATGGCAACGGAGGAATCTATCCAATCGGGAAAATACCCAATCCGAATGCGATTAAGGCTTTGAATGGCAGAGCCATACTATCGTCTGGGACGACAGTGGCGATTCCATTCATTCACCCGTCATATCTGCAGCGGTCAGTCCAAGTATCGATCGCGCCGGACGGGACCGTCAACCTGCTCGTTGGTCCCGAGGTGGCTGTCACAGGCGGAATCGTGGAAATCCACTTTTAATAGCTTTCCGTAACCCAGACTTTGATTAAATCACAGTATGGCACCGTGACCGGCGTGAAGTCTGGCAAGATCGCGCAGATTAGCATCAACTGGAAAAGCGCGAGCACTGACTCGTGGGGCAGTGGACAGTTCGGTACCCTTCCGGAGGGTTGGAGGCCTGCGGTCGTCACGCATGGCACGTGGTCGGGGCGTGATGGTGGCAGCCAGCGTGATTTCATTCTGGAAACGAATGGCAATTTCCGTTATGTCAATTGTGGCGCGGGGCAGAACAGCGGCACGTTCTCCGGGACGATGACCTACATTCTCGCCTGAATAGCTTTCCGTAACCCTCACCAGATCGAACCAGAATTGGAACGTGAATTACCGTACCGCGCTGGTAGGCAAGCTGTTGATCGTCGCATTCCACGCAATCCGAGTCGGTAGCGACTGGAATGCGGCGAAAGAATGGGAGACATCCCCGCTTTTCACACTCCCAGCCGGTTTGGAGGCGGCTTTCGAGGTGCATTGCGCCGCAGTATCCAATTCGAGCATCGGATTGCATGGCGTCGAAGTGCAGGTGGCGCAGCACACCATCGCCTTGCGTTCCTCGGGAAAGATGACAGTAAGCGCAAACGTGGGATGGGTCGAAGGCTGTATCACGGTGCCACTTGTCTAGGAGAACGTCACTCCACTAGGAATCGGCATGGAAAAACGCTGTATCAGGATGTTATCCCTGCCAACCCCGCCAAGTAACGTAATACTGCCATCTGGATTCCAATTCGCTTGCTTGTTGTAGTGCGGATCCGCAAGACTTGATCCAACACATCCCAGTCCAATTGTGGCCGATGGACGTATCCCTGACTGATATAACCAGACCCTATAGTTCGAGACTTCGACGGTTGATTTGAAAGAGCTCAAATCGACATACAGCATGTTGCCCTTGACGGTAATCGTGTTGGATCCACCATATAGGGCGCCAACAAACGATCCTGTGTCCTGAAACTTAAAGGTAGCAGTGAGGGCTACGGAAAGCTAGAAATCATGGGATTGGGAAACAAAGCGTGCCGACGCAATCCTGATTGCTGCCAACGTTTCCCATGTTCGCCACTCGGATAGTTCCATCAGCTCTGGCCGTGAGGCTTCGCGCCGTTTGCCCATTTGATACAAGGCAGACAGTCGACAAGTCAACGATGGGACGATACCAGGACTCGAGCTTTACCGGACATTCAACAGTATCCCAACTGCCCGAACCGATTTTCCCACTGAACTTGATCAAAATCATCCTGCCGTTACGCATGATGATCCAATTGGAATCCTGGTACAGGGTTACGGAAAGCTATTGCAGTGCCATCCAACAGCCGTGCGCCGTGGAGTAAGCGGATTTCGGGTCGCCAAGCATCTGCACCTTCCCATCACGCATGACAAGCAGGCTGAAACCGCAGGACGGGAACGATATGATGCTCTGGTCGGCGAGCGGACGGAACGCTTCTGGGATGGTCTCATTCGCCGTCGAGTAGTTCTGCTGTCCACTGCCGTCGAACTTGACGTTGCCGTTGATCGTGACGATGCGTCCGACGCGACATAGAGTGAGTCTGCTGTTCGTGTATGGAGGTTTCCATGGCTGGGTTACGGAAAGCTACGCGGCTCCGATGATGAGTCTTTCCCATGCCCGCTGCAGACTTCTCAGCACGGACAAATCGGGGCGGAGATAGTAGCGGGCGGTTGTCTTGATGTCGCTGTGACCGAGTTGTCGTGCGACCACTGAGATATCGGCTCCCGCAGCGATTGCCAGAGTGCCGAAGGTGTGCCTGAGGTTCCTTGGCGGCACGCAGGGGAGTTTCATGCGTTGGCACCATGACGTGTAATGAGCTGCCACCTGGTTGGCGTTCAGATCGCCGACCAGCCTGCCGGTTCTGCCGTGGCGCAATTGCGCGAGCCGTTTGACTGCGAACTGTGGTAGTGCGACCGTCCGTCGGCTCTGGTCGGTCTTCGGGTCGGTGACCGTTTCATGTCCAGCGACCCATTGCACTGACCTTTTGACGGTCACGGTTCCCCGGCGTAAATCCAAGTCGGCCCATTCAATGCCGACGGACTCGCATCGGCGCAGTCCCGCGCAGACGGAGACCAATAACCAGGCTTCCAACGCGTGACCGTAGAAGCCTTTGAGCAGCCGTCTTACCTGTCTGGCGTCGAGCACGCGCGGCTCATACCGCCGCAGGTGCGGCAGTCTGATTTCACGACGTGTCACGTCATTGTCGGTGACTCCCTTGCGATAGGCGAGTCGGAGTATCGCCCGCAGCACGGCCCACGCCTTGCGCGCGGCGCCGGCCTGATTGAACGAGCCGAGCCACTCCTCGATGTCGTTCGCGGTGATCGACTCCATGTCGACGTCAGCCCATTTCGGCTGGATGTGGCAGCGGTAGGCCGACTCGTAGCCCACCCTCGTGCACTCGCGGAGCTTCCCGCAGGAGGGCCACCAGACCTCATCCACAAACGTTCCCAACAACATTTCAACCTCCAAAATCCCACACGTGGTTATCGCGGCTTCCAACGGTAGCCACGTGTGGGATTTTCCTTTCGGAAGGATTCCCAATGAGCCAGGAAACCATCGTCGCAATCGTTATCGCCATCATCGGCAGCGGAGGCAGCGGCGTGTTCGTCACCTGGATTCTGAGCAAGGTCGACCAACGTCACGATCCACTGCATGAGGGCGTCAGGGAACTGTTGTTCTGCAAACTCGAGGCTCTGTACCGTCAGATGGTCGATGCAGGTGGTGTTGCGAGCATTCCGTTGAAGCAAAGCGCGGAACGAATATATGCCGCTTACCACGGTCTGGGCGGCAATGGAACCGGAACCTCGATGATCCAAGACATACGTGACGCGCATATCGCGAACACAGATTGAAAGATTCAAAAGATTTCCACACCGTCCGTACAAGGCGGACGGTACGGACAAAGGAAAGGAGAGGAATTGAACATCCTCAACAAAGGCAAGCCGAAACACAAGCGCATGAATCCACGCCGACAATGGCGCAAGCTACTGACCGCGCTCGCGGTCGCCATATCCATGGCGGTCGCGCCGGCCGCGATGGCCGACATGAACGGGTACGACATCTCGAACTGGCAGTGCGGCATCGACACCGCGACCGTGCCGGCCGATTTCGTCATCGTCGGCACCACATGGGGTTCCGGCGGCGTGTACGGTGGTTGCCTGTCCAACGGCGTCAACACCGACGCTAACCGTCAGCTCGCCGGCGCCATCGACAGCGGCAAGGAGACCGGCGTCTACCATTACGCGCGCGGCGGCAACCCGGAGACCGAAGCCCGGTTCTTCGTCGACAATGTGCGCGGATACGTGCACAAGAGCGTACTGATCCTCGACTGGGAGGCGCAGGACAACACGGCATGGGGCGACAAGCAGTGGCCGCGCCGCTGGGCGCGCGAGGTCAAGCGTCTGACAGGCGTGAACCCCATCATCTACACGATGGACTCCGGCTACTGGCAGGTCGCCGGCATGGAGACGGAGCTGAACTGCGGCATCTGGATCGCACAGTACGCCACGAACATGGTCACCGGCTACCAGACCGCCCCGTGGAACATCGGAGCGCGCGGCGAGGTGATGAGGCAGTACACGTCCAACGGCAGTCTCAGCGGCTGGTCCGGACGTCTCGACCTGAACAAGTTCCGCGGCGACCGCGCGGCATGGCGCAAGTACGCGAACCCTGACGACAAGGGCGCGGCGGATCTGCCGAGCGTCAAGCCGAAACCTCAGCCCACGACCGCTCCGGCGGTCGACCTGAACGCTTTGGCCACGCGCACCATCCGCGGCGATTTCGGCAATGATCCGGCCCGCAGGCAGGCGTTGGGTGGCAATTACGCGGCGGTCATGCAGATCGTCAACAGTCGCCTCGGCGGAGGTTCCG